AGCCGGGAGCGAACATCATCTGGACGCCTGGGAGCGATACAGGCGCGGCCGGATTCTGGGTACTGCGCGAAGTTGCCGACTCGTGGGACATGCTGCGCATTGTCATTGAGACAGTGAAAGACAGGTTGTGCGAGGGTGAACTTGAGTTTCGGTTGGTTCCGGAGGCTGGCGAGTCAAAAGCTGATCTCAAAGCGCGAACTTCGGAAGATACGCGTATCGCGCAACTCAAGAAGTTTTTCAAGAGTCCAGATGGTCGCCATTCTTGGGAAATCTGGTTACGCATGTTAATCGAAGACATGCTCGTGCTCGATGCCATGGCGATCTATTTGGAGCGCGACAAAAAAGGCAGAGTTGCTTCCTTGATGCCAGTAGACGGAACATGCGTCAATCGAATGCTAACTGATCAAGGAGTTACTCCTCCTCCTCCAAGCGTTGCATACCAATTGGTGTTATATGGCTTGCCAGCAATAGATTTAACCACTGACGACATGATTTACACGATGCGTAACGAGCGCACGCATCGCAGATACGGATATGGGTGCGTGGAGCAAATGCTCTCGATCATCGCCACGGGTCTAGGTAAGCAGGCGTGGGACACGCAACTCTGGCGAGAAGGAAATATCCCCGAGGCGCTGTGCTTCCTGCCGCCAGACCTGCCAATTGACAAGGTGAATGAGGTCCAGGGTTGGTACGATTCTATTCTATCTGGCAACCTTGGCAAGCGGCGTCGGCTAACGTTCCTGCCGGGTTACGGTTCCGCGCGCGATCAAGCATTCCGTCCGAACATCGTCTTTCCGAAGGATCCGGCGGCGATGATGAAGACGCCCTATGACGAGTGGCAGTTCCAGGCGATCTGCTACGGGCTAGGGACGACGCCACAAGCGATGTTGCGCATGATGAATCGCGCTACTGCTAAGAGTTCTGCGGAGACTGCTGAAGAAGAAGGTTTACTGCCGAAGCGGCGCACAATCGTCAATGTCGTAAATAAAATTGTTCAAGACGTATTCGGCTTCGAAGATATTGAAGCAGACTACAAGCAGTCGCAAGACCCAGACCCTGAAAAGCAGATGACGGTCGCAACCGGGTACGCCAAGTCTGGCGTGATCACGATCAACGAAATCCGCGTTGATCTCGGTAAAGATCCACTTCCATTCCCAGAATGTGACGAGCCCGGCGTCCTAACCCCGAACGGCTTTATCCCGCTCACGGCTGGGATAATCTCCCCAAGCGGCGGCGCAGCGCCACCAGGCGGACAGCCTCCAAACGCACCGGGCGGCACCGGAAAAGCGCCGCCCAAGGGGAGCAACGGCAAAAAGCCTGTCCTGAGTGCCAAACCGGGGCAGGATGCCTTGCCAGCGCCTCCCAAACAGCAGTGGAGTGGCTCGCAGGCAGGGCCGGCGGGTGCGTTGGTCGCTTCGAAGGCAAATGGTCACGGCGTGGAGTTGCTTAGCCCTGAAGTGGAAGAGTCGCTGTCAGAGTTGGAGATGGAAGTGCTCGGCAAGCGGCTGAGTATCGTGCTGTCGCCGAACTACACGTCTCCGCAGATTCTGAAGGCGCAGACGCATATTGAGGCGATCTTGCGGAAGGTGTTCATGCGGCAGAAGGAGCGGGCGGCCCAGGCCGCGGGTGAAATTAAGAAGAAAATGGCGACAAGGCGGTCGTACTAGTGCTATATAATGTGCTCGTGCGGCGCGGCTCGGCGAGGTATGGCAAGCTAAGGCAAGGTTAGGCGCGGTGCGGCAAGGTAAGGCATGGATTACAAAAGCTGTCCTTTGGGACGGCTTTTTCTATGGACAATACCCTCGGCGAAAAAGTTCCACACGTGGACTCAGTTTGAGACGGCATGACGCGCATCGAACTGACTCGCGACGAGTACGAGCAGCAGACAGGGTTCAAGCCTGACAAGCATTCCGTGGGCGCTTGCCTGTATCGACGTCGTAACGGGCGAGACGAACTGATCGCGGAGTACGTGTTCACGGACGGCTCGGAGATGGACGAGTTGGAGAGGCTCGGAAGGCTAGTTGATCAGCGTGGATGAACCGAGAAAGAAAGCGAATTACGTCGGGGCTCCGCAAATCTTTGCCTTAGAGCAAGCGTGTCGAACGATTAACGAAGCCTTCGACGATTACGGTTGCTATTTAGTGGGATCGGCCCTTGAGCGTTCCGATTGGCGTGATGTGGATGTACGTTTCATCATGCCGGATGAGAAATTCGCGGCACTGTTTCCGAAGGCTGGGCACTTTTGGGAGCAGGATGCTAGGTGGCTGCTTCTGACAGTTTCTATTTCGGAGCGGCTCTCGAAGATCACAGGACTGCCGGTGGACTTTCAGATTCAGCCACAGTCGCACGCTAACGAACGGCACAAAGGCCAGCGTCATTCTATTGGCCTTACGATTGCCCCATGACCGTCCTAGAGAAGTTCAAACACGCCAGCACACAAATAAACTTAAGCCCCGGCGAGCAGACGCTCGTGGTGGACGCAGGCAAGGAACTGATCCCTGACGAGGATCTCGCCGGCAAGGGCCGCGAGCTCTTCCCGCACGTCACTTGCAAGTACGGCGTGCTGAATGCTCCCGAGTTGCTGGCGAAGGTTCTCTCGCTCTACCAGCCATTCACGATGACGCTGGGCGGAGTGGTCGCCTTCGAAGTGACGGAACACTCGGAAGGAACAACGCCGATTGTCGTAGAAGTGAAGTCGCCGGAACTGGAAATGCTGCACGCGGACATTGACGCTTCAATGGGAGCGAAGCCTGACGACTTCGGCTACCGCCCGCATTGTACGCTGGCATACGTTACGCCAGAGAGCGCCAAGAAGTACGAAGGCAATCAGATTCTCGCTGGATTGCAGATTAACGTCAAATCCATCGCGTTGACGGAGACGGACGGCAACCAGACGGAATTTCCGCTAGGCGAGCAGGCACAGAAAGCCGCGCTGCTACTTAAGGCCGGGGAGGACGAGTCGGACGCTGACGACATGGCCGACGAGATCAACGCTGCCATCGCCTACGAGTGGGAACAGTTGCCAGTCGAGGTGCGTCACTCGCTGCAGGAAGCGTTCTCCGCTGGACTGACGAAGGGCGTAGCGGAGTTGAATGTTTCGGACGTGGCGACAATCGACAGTCTGAACCAGACGGCGATGGACTGGGCGGCAGAGCGGGCAGCAGAGTTGGTTGGGATGAAGTTTGACGCGGACGGAACGTTGATACCAAATCCGAACGCAAAATGGGTTATTGCGGACAGCACCCGCGATGAAATCCGACGCATCGTCAAAGAGGCGTTCGCAGATGAGACGAAGATGGTGGATCTCGAAGCGTCAATACGAGATGCCGGGGCCTTTAGTGAGAGTCGGGCGGCGATGATTGCACGCACTGAAGTGAAGATGGCGCAAGTTGGTGGGAACTTTGAAGCGTGGAAGCAAAGCGGGATGGTCAAGCAACTCGCGTGGCTCCTCTCCGATGACCACGTAGAAGGTTGCGACTGCGACGATAACGAAGATGCGGTGGTAGAATTCGGTGAAGAGTTCCCGTCTGGCGACCTTTATCCCCCCGTACACCCGCATTGCTGGTGCAGTTGTATGGCAGCATCTATTGAAGGACTTTCATGAAGCCACGAATGGTTATCAATCAGCCAACGAATCTCGACCGCATACCGCGGGAACAGCTTGTCGCACAACTGCAAGTTCTTCAGGCGCAGCTCGGCGAGGCGCGAACGCGCTTCTACGCTCTTAACTCAATGGTCTGCGCGTTGCTGAAAGAGAAGCACGGCGGTCGGGCATTCGTATCAATCGCTACCTTCGCAGAGACGCAGGGTTGGACCGTGGACATGCTGCCGCAAAAGGCGCTGGGAAACATCCGTATGATCGCGGTGGACGGGAATGGTCATGCGCAGATTGCAGACGACAAACTGATGGCACCCACGGATGTGCCGTGCTGCTTTGAAGGTTGCGGAGCTCCGGCGACGTTTGCAGAGGGCGTTGATGGCGATGGTAAGCCGGTTAACGCGCGGTGCTCGGCTCACTTACCAGAGAACGCGCAGATTCGTGCGGACCAGCCAATTGTGGCGGGGACGGCAGTGGAAAAGGAAGAGATCGTGCCATCGTGTGGCGAGTGTGGTCGCAAAGGGATGCACTGGCCGCATTGCTCGCACTACAACGAATCGTAGTATCATTGAAATGAATTCATTCAGAGGAGTTGACCCAAAAGACCTCTGATCCGACTACCCTATCGTGAGGGAAGCAACGGAGCGAGAACACGAAGCTCGCAGGGTCACAATTCATAGAGCGCTGGATAAGCGCAGCGTTGCGCACTGCGAACGAAGGGCCGGGTAACCGGTCCTTTGCTGTTGGATCAGAGATGTGGCCAGAGTTCCCGGCGAAGAATCTTGAAGACGTGGCGGAGTCCGACGCCGTATTTATCGGCGAGAGCTTGACGCGTCATCAAGTCCGCGATCGTACGCATCTCGATCACTTGGGCATCACTAAGTTTAGATAGCGAGTGCTTCATCCCGAAGACATGACGCATCTTGGCTTTCTTGTCTTGCTCGTTATCCTTGTAGGTTCCACAGAACAAATGACGCGGATTGAAGCACGGCGGATTGTCACATTTGTGGCATACAAGCCTTCCGTCAGGAATTGGGCCAATGAAATGTTCATAGGCTACTCTGCTCACGGTTCTCATTCGCCCGTGCTCGCGGAGCATCCCATAGCGCAGGCCGCCAACTGTGCCGTTTAGATTAAACGGCCAGACAAGACACTCATCTGAATCGCCATGGGCGATGACGGCTTCAATGAGCCACTGTCGTAGACTTTTGCCGGGGAACTTGCGGTTGCCGACTGGTTCGCTGGTAAGATTGTAGTGCATCGTTCAGCCCTCCTACGGCTAACGGTGTTGAAGGCGCTTTCGCTGCTTACTACAGCGGAGCGCCTCTGTTATTTTACCGCAGAAGGGAGTTCTGAGATGAAGTTTTCAAAGTTTGCGAGGCTCGCAAAGATCGTTGACCAACCGGACGGGACTCTCTTTGTCTATGGCTTAGTGACTGCGGAGCAGCCTGACCTAGACCATGAGGTTCTAGATTACAGCAAGAGCAAACCGTTCTTCATGAAGAAAGTTGAGGACACGAAGAAGGCAACATCCGTAGCGGGGATGGAGCAATCCATTTTTCCCCTCCGCGAAATGCACGCACTGAAAGCCATCGGCGCTGGCCGGACGATTGACTTTGACGATGCAGCTAAGACGATCTCAATGGGATTCAATGTAGTTGACCCTGATGCCATTCTGAAATTCAAGAAAGGGGTCCTGACGGGCTTCAGCATCGGGGGCGATTATCTCAAGCCGGCAGACTGGCCAACTGTGAAGATCAAAGACCCGGTGCACAAGGGATGCGTGCGTTACGTGGCGAATCCAGGCGAGGTCTCAGGCGTTGATTCCCCTTGCTTGCCGATCGCGCTGGTCGAGTCGATGAAGGCTCATAAGTTTGAGCACGTCAAACTCGATGGTTCAACCACGATGCGGAAGTACTACATCGGGAAACGCAAGCCAGAAGAGAAGCCGCTTAATCTCCACATTGATGCCAGCCAGGTCGCGGCCGG